TCCTGGAATTAGTTTTGGTACAGCATTACAGGGAACTCCATTCAGGATGCTTGATGTTCCAGGGACTGAATTAATTTTTGAAGATTTTACATTATCATTTTTAGTTGATGAGGATATGAAAAATTACATGACTATCCACAATTGGATGTATGGTTTAGCATTTCCAGAATCATTCAACCAATTTAAAGATCTTGTAAAAGATCCTGATAGTGGTTTAGAAAACAATCTTCTACAATATTGTGATGGAACTTTGCACGTTTTAAATAGTAACTATAGAAATATTGCTATGGTGAAATTTAAAGATTTATTTCCAATATCACTAACCCCATTACAATTCACAGCATCAGATGATGATATAAACTACTTTACAGCAGAAGCATCTTTTAGATATACTTATTATGATATACTTGACTCAACTGGAAATACCATATGAACATTGAAAAAATTCAGGAGATGTGGCAGAAAGATTCTGTTATAGATCCTGATAATCTACATGATGAATCTTTAAAAATTCCACAGTTACATTCAAAATACTACACTCTATACAATACAATTTCACTGTTACGTGAAAAAGCGAGGGAATCTTACAATAAGGTAAGATTGGAAAGATATAATTACTATACTGGAAAAGCACCTGCAGAAATTTATGTCGATGATCCCTTTCCATATAAAGTAAGAGAAAAGGATGCAATACAGAGATATATGGAAGCAGATGAAAGACTTTCTAAACTAGATTTAAAAATTAGATATTATGATACAGAATTAAAATTCTTAGAAGAAATTATTAAAACTGTTTCGAATAGAACTTTTCAAATTAAAAATGCCATTGAATGGCAAAAGTTCCAAGCAGGATTTTAATGGAAGATAATTTCAATATAGAAGATGAATTTGAACCAGATTACATGCTTGGTCTAACAATAGAAAATATTTATTTACTATATGAATGTGTTAAAAAAAGAATAGAAACTTGGGAGGGTTCTCCGCAAAGACCTGCAGAAGAACAAGAACATCTTTGGCAATTGAGAGATGACTTATATCGATGCATATTGGATTTTAAGTTTAGAGAGATGTAATAAATATTAATAGGTGATTTCTATGGGTTATGTCTCATTTGATTATATCAAAAAAGAATGAAGTATATTTAAAAGTTGAAGCAGAACCACACGTTTATTACGAATTAGCGGATCAATTTACGTTTGAAGTTCCTGGCGCAAAATTTATGCCTCAGTATCGTAACAAATACTGGGATGGAAAAATACGTTTATTTAATACCCAGACAGGAGAAATATACGTTGGGTTGTTAGATAAAATTATAAAATTCTGTGGTGATCATAGATATACTTACGAGTTTGTAGATAGTAAGTATTATGGTCTCCCCTTCGAATCAAATAGAGATATTTGTAAGGAAGGTGTAAAAGATTACATGACATCGGTATCTAAGTATTCTCCTAGGGATTATCAGATAGAAGGAGTTTTCGACGCCCTAAAGCATAATAGAAGACTGTTGATATCCCCAACTGCTTCTGGAAAGTCTCTGATGATATATTCGATTGTGAGATATCACGTTGAGCGAGGACGAAATACTCTGATAATTGTTCCGACGACTTCCCTAGTAGAACAGATGTATAAAGATTTTGCAGACTATGGTTGGGATGTAGGTTCATATTGCCACAAGATATACGCTGGTAGAGAAAGAGAGACAAACTCTCAGGTTATCATTACTACCTGGCAGTCCATTTACAAACTCCCCCGAAAATATTTTGAACGATTTAACGTAGTTGTTGGGGACGAGGCACACCAGTTCAAAAGTAAGTCACTAATATCTATAATGTCAAAACTTGGCGATGCTAAGTATCGTTACGGATTTACGGGAACTTTAGATGGCACTCAGACGCATAAGTGGGTCCTTGAAGGATTATTTGGTCCTTCCTATAAGATTATCCGCACAGAAGAACTCATGGCAAAGGGACATGTTGCCAAACTTGATATTAACGTCCTATTACTAAAACACCCTGCACACAAATTTGAAAACTTTGAAGAAGAAGTTCAATATATTATTAATCATGAGAAAAGAAATAAATTCATTAGAAATCTTGCTTTAGACCTTAAGGGAAATACTCTAATTCTTTTTGCAAGAGTTGAGGGACATGGTCAACCACTATTCGATTTAATAAATAATGGCAGGGTTGATCAACGTCATGTATTTTTTATTCATGGTGGAATTGCAACGGATGACAGAGAAAAAGTAAGAGAAATTACAGAACAAGAAAATGATGCAATAATTATTGCGTCGTATGGAACTTTTAGTACTGGCATTAACATTAAAAATCTTCATAATGTTATTTTTGCTTCTCCATCTAAATCAAGAATAAGAAATTTGCAATCAATTGGTAGGGTACTTAGAAAGGGTAATAACAAAACAAAAGCAACGTTATATGATATTGCTGATGACATATCATATAAAAGTAGAAATAACTATACTCTTAATCATTTAATAGAAAGGATTAAAGTATATAATGAAGAAAATTTTAATTATGACATTATTAACGTACCGCTAAAAAACTAATGGGAGATGAATTCTACTCTATTATAAAACTTACATCTGGAGAAGAAATCTTTTCATTAGTTTCTGTAGATGAAAATGATGGTGATCCAATAATTTTATTGCAAAGTCCAGTAATAATTAAACATATACATGTAAATGGAAATTCTCTAGTTAAGATAAAACCATGGGTAGAGTTATCTACCGATGATATTTTTGTAATTAGATACGATAAAATTATTACTATGACAGAAACAAGTGATGAAAAAATAATACAGATATATAATAATTATTTAAATAGTGATGAAGAAAACTACAACTTTATGGAAGAAGGAAAGGTGAAAGTTTCTGATACACAAGGATACGTATCCTCCGTTGAAGAAGCAAGAAAAACACTAGAGAATATCTTTAAACTTGAAGATACTAAAGAAAGCTAAGCCATTCTCTTCAAACCTAACAAAGGCATTCTACTCATGATTCCGTATGTTGTCAAGTCCTAATAGTATGTTATAATTACTATAACTTATATTTTAAAAATACAATGCTATGCCTAAGAAAAAGACAGAACATTACGTTAATAACAAAGAGTTACTTGAATCTTTAATTGTATACAGATCAAAAGTAGAAAAAGATTTTCTTGAGCGAAATGGAAGACTTCCTTTAAAGAAAGATAGATCACAACATTGGGATGGAAAACCACCAATTACGAATTATCTTGGAGAGTGTTTTCTTAAGATTGCAACACACCTATCTTATAAACCTAATTTTGTCAATTACATGTTCCGTGAGGACATGATATCAGATGGTATTGAGAATTGTGTTCAGTACATTCACAATTTTGATCCTGAGAAATCTAAGAATCCCTTTGCTTACTTTACGCAAATTATTCACTACGCCTTTCTACGTAGAATTCAGAAAGAGAAAAAGCAATTGGATATTAAAACAAAAATTATTGAACGTACTGGATTTGATGAAGTAATGATGGTTGACGATAGCTTGCTTTCTGGTAGTAGTTCAGACTATAATACTATCAAGGACAATATACACTATAAAACCAATCGATGAAGATTGCTATTATTACAGATACTCATTATGGATGCCGAAAGGGTTCTAAGTATCTTCACGACTACTTTGAGCTCTTTTATAAAAATATTTTTTTTCCTGCGCTAGAAGAGAATAATATAACATCAGTTATTCATATGGGTGATGCTTTTGATAGTCGTAAATCTATAGACTATCAAAGTCTTGAGTGGGCAAAACGAGTTGTATTTGACCCACTATCAAAGTATGAAACACATATGATTATTGGTAATCATGATTGTTATTATAAAAACACTAATGATGTAAATTCTCCTGAACTACTGTTACAAACATATTCTAATATTACAACTTATACTAAAACAACAGAAATTACTGTTGGTGGTTTAAAAATACTGTTTATACCTTGGATCAATGCAGAGAACTTTGAGAATACTGTCAAATCTATTAAAGATACATCTAGCATATGTGCGATGGGGCACCTTGAGCTCAACGGATTTAGAGCTCATCGTGGCCACGTCATGGAAGATGGTATGGACTGCAAATTATTTGACAAGTTCGAAAAGGTATTCTCGGGACACTATCACACTCGATCGGACAACGGAAAAATCTTCTACCTAGGAAATCCTTATGAGATGTTCTGGAATGATGTAAATGATACCAGAGGTTTTCATATCTTTGATACTGATACCCTTACTCACACCCCAATTAACAATCCATATAAATTATTTTATAATCTTTATTACGAGGATACTCCACATCAAACTCTAAATGTTGGGCAATATGAAAATAAAATTGTAAAGGTTGTTGTCCGTAAAAAAACTGAACCGAAGAATTTTGAAAAATATATTGATCGCCTCTATTCGGCAGGAGTTCAGGATTTAAAAATTATTGAAAACTTTGAAATTCATGAAAATGAAGATTTTGAAATCGATGAGGAGGAGAATACAATTTCAATATTGAATCGATATATTGAAGAAGCAGAAGTTGATTTTGATAAAAATATAATTAAAAATATATTTCAAGATCTATATAAAAAGGCTTGCGAGGTGGAGTAAATGTTTCTTCTTACACTCAAAGATAAAAAAGAAGATGGTGCGTATGCTGTTCAAGATAAGTACGGTGATAAAGTTCTTTTTTTATTTGAAGAAGAAGATGATGCTACTAGATATGCCCTCTTATTAAAAGAGGATCCTGATTATGAAAAAGAAATGGAAGTTGTTGAAGTGGATGATGACCTTGCAATAAAAACCTGTAAGATGTATAATTACAAATATGCCGTGATAACACCTGATGATATTATTATTCCCCCTACTGTGACCAGATGATTACTTTTCAAAAACTTCGTTGGAAAAATTTTCTTTCTACTGGAAATCAATTTACTGAAATAAATTTTCAACAAAGTCATACCAATCTTGTTATTGGGACAAATGGTTCTGGAAAATCTACTATGTTAGATGCTCTTACCTTTGTTCTTTTCAATAAACCTTTTCGTAAAATTAATAAACCACAGTTGGTTAATACTGTTAATGAAAAGAGTTGTCTTGTTGAATTAGAATTTACTGCAAATAATAGGGATTATTTAATCCGTAGAGGTATTAAACCGAACGTGTTTGATATAGAAGTCAATGGTATGCCTTTGCATAAACAGGCAGATGACAGATCTAATCAAAGAGTTTTAGAAGAAAATATTCTTAAATTAAATTATAAATCTTTTACTCAAATTGTAATTTTGGGTAGTAGTACATTTGTGCCTTTTATGCAATTGACTACTACAAATCGTCGTGAAGTCATTGAAGATCTTTTGGATATTCGTATCTTCTCTGCAATGAGTAATTTAATTAAAGATAATATACGCACAAAGAAAGAGCAGATTAAATCTTTGGATCTTAAAAGAACTACTCTTAAAGATAAGATGCAGATGCAGCAAGAGTTTATTGAAGAACTCGAA